CTCTTCTTAATTGTCCTTACTGTTCCGGACTCTCGTTCTCTCATGAGTTTTTACTGTCCGAATTAATACTCTTCTTAATTGTCCTTACTGTTCCGGACTCTCGTTCTCTCATGAGTTTTTACTGTCCTTATGTCCGGCTCACATGCTAAAGCATTATAACTATCAATAAAATGACGTTTTTTAAACGCACATATAAAATAATTTTTCTTATATTAATATATAGTATGAAAAATTACAAGTCAAAATATTCTAATATCTCATATGAAGAGTTTAAAAGAATTCGACGGGATAATTACGAAAGATGGCTGAAATCACAGACAGAAGAGACCCGTCAACAGTATAAAAACGATTTAAAAGGGCATTGCGAAATATGTAAAAAAGATTTGGGGAATATATACCAGCATAATAAAACTAAAACCCATTTAGAGATGGTTGAAAAAAACGCACCTTTAAAATAATTTTTAGTATATAAAGAAATATTATTTTCTATATATAATATTATATATAGAAAATGGAAACCGTTAAAATCCTCCAATCTCTCGGGCTTTGTGTTGGTTCGTTGAAATTAACAACTACATATAATAAGAAAGGAGAACTAACAAAAGAATTTAAATTTAATGGCGCAAGTTGGAAAGATGCATATTTATCGGATAATAAAAAATATAATGGTTTTTCATGTCTAACGGGAATACCAAGCGATATAATAGTGTTAGACCTCGACAACATGGAAGCGAAAGAATGCAAAGAAATGAAAGAATTAGCGGAGAAATGTTGTAAAATGATAGTTAAGACCCGCAAAGGATACCATTATTATTTTAAGTATGACGAAGACTTCCCAAATACAATACACGGAAAAAATAGTGGTTATGGAGAGTTTGACATACAATCGAATGGGGCATATGTTGTATGTCCCCCGACAGTTTACCACCACCACGAAACGGGGGAAGAGTATAAATATGAACTACTAAGCGAAGAACCAAAAATATGTAAAATGTCGAAAGATTTAAAAAACTATATCAATAATCTAACAAAAAGAAACAGAAAAGAAGAAAAAGCACCAAAAGAAGAAAAGAACAATCCAAAGATGATAGAAAGCGACGATATTATAATGAAGTTAATAAATGGTTTAGCCCCCAAACGTTCGGTGGAGACCGATGATTGGATAAAATGCGCGTTTTGTCTTAAAAACTCAAAAAAAGAGTTTAAATATTTTGATTATTTTAGTTCTCTATATTTCGGAGACTATGACCAAAAGGTAACAGAAAAATTATGGAATAAACTAAAAGAACGCAAAGAAGCAGACAAAAAATTAAGTATTTCGACGTTGTGGTTCTGGTTATCAAAAGATAACCCCGAAACGTTTAAAAAGTTAAAGGAAGAACAGTACGCCGAACAGTTAAAAATAGAGATTAAAAGAAAAGAAAAATTTTCATATGTTCAGTTTATGAAATATTTTGAAAATGACACTAAGATAATGGGAGATGATTTTTATGATGCTTTTGATGTTTCAAGTTCATTTAAATACTATAATAATTTTCATGTGTATTTTTCACCCCATGCGTCAATATATAGAGTAGGAGAAGATGCACCATTCCCTATAAAAGACGACAATATACCCAACGCAAATATACGCTATCCCGTGGAAACCGGATATTATAAAACTATAAATTTTATTACTCTATGGAAGTCGTCCAAATTGATTAAATTGATTAGTAAATTTTCGTTTAATCCTGACCCAAATTATAAGAAAGAAGAACACGACGACGAAATAAATTTATTTTCGGGTTTTCCATGCGATGAAGACAATGACGGAAATTATGATATGGACATAATAAGACCATACATAAACCATATTAAAAATGTATGTCAGGGAGAGAAAAAAATATATTCGTTCGTTCTTAACTGGATAGCGTGGTTATTTCAATTTCCTCACCTTCGGACGTGTTCCGCTTTAGTGTTCTATTCGGAGACGCATGGGGTAGGAAAAAATATAATATTTGACGTCATTGATAAGATAATGGGAAAATACTATATTAAATTTCGTAATGCTTCAGAGTTAGACGACCGATTTAATGCAAGACAACAAAATAAGATATTAGGAGTATGCGACGAAGTAAACGCAAGGGCGCGGGACTTAGAAAATGAGCTAAAAAATAGCGTTTCCCGTAATATTATAACTATTGAATACAAGGGAAAAGAAACATACGACATGAAAGACTATTGTAATTACGTTTTCACAACTAATAATGAGTTAGTTTTTAGAGTTCCCAACACTGAAAGGCGTCTTATGATTATTGAGTGTTGCAAAGAAAAGATGACAAAAGAAACAATTGACGCTATTTTAGACATAATGGAAGATAAAGACAAGCTAAGACAATTATATAATTATTTTAGAAGTCGGGATATATCAGAATTCAACCCAAGAAACATAATAACGACGGACTACAAAAAAGAACTAATGAAAAACGATTTACCCGCATATATAAAAATGGTTCAGTTCACACCCCGATTATTTGCGGGTTCTTCTATAACGTCTAAAAATTTATATATTCAATCTCTTGAATATGCGCGATTAAATAGACTTTCAACAGGATACACAGAGCGAAAGTGTTATAAGGATATAAAAAATTGTTTCGAAAAGTTTTATACCAAGGAGAATGATCAACGTTGTTATAAGTTCCCCGAAAACCTTGAAAAAGTAGTTGAAAAAATGATAAATGAATATATAACATCAGAAATTAACAAATAAATAAAATCAATAAAATCATACCTGACTAAAAATATGGATGCAATATATGACAAAAATATAAAAGAAGGTCGTGGTTATAGGGGAATAAAAATACGGGAAATTAAAAAAGTATAAATAATATAATTCATTCATTTTTTTTTGTATCTATCTATTATATACAAAATGGCAAATCCTATGATTCCAATTAAGTCGTTTGCGGTTCTCGATCCTACTATAGATCTAAGTGAACAGCATGTTAATTTCTTCCATGAATATGGTGCAACTGACATCACTTGGTTATCTCAACCAACTAACACCTATAGCACGGCATCAATTAACTTCCCGATTATTCTACCAGATGAACAGACAGTTTTGATCCGTAATACTGTATGGGAACAAATACCAGTTACCATTACTTTTTCGACCGGAATTGTTGCAGGGGCACATCTACCATATAATCCAGCATATGAAGCACCCCGTGCAGGAGGTATTGATAAATGCATTCAGAATGAGCAGTACAGTGTTAATGGTACAACCGTTTCTTATGCAGTTAATCAGATTATACCAGCAATGGAGCGTTTCGAAGAGTTTCCGGACAATATCAGTATGTTGATGTATCCTGATCCGTCTCAGAATTATAATGATGTTGCGGGGTCTAATATTGATCCGTTTACTTCTTATCTCTCTAATAATAATTACGTTTCACGGTCATCGTATCCTATCACCATTAATTCTAACGTGGCATCTAACGGGACAACTACAAATGGTTCGGCATCTATCTCTTTTACTCTCTACCGTAAGTTGAGGTTCTCGCCTTTTGCGTGTTCAGGACATGATGAAATTGGACTTTATGCCCAACCGATGAATATTATTGAAAATTTTGTTGGAGGGTTAGGTCTTGCGCGTCTTTGGTCTCGGTCTACAGCACATCCAGCAGGAGCGATTACGGCTTTTAATGTTTCTTTTGCACAGCCTACGATTACATTCCAAGTTAAGCGACTCCGCCCAGAAGTACCCCGCCCGATGACGACTATTTATCCATATGCAAACTGCACAGTTTACACGTCTACTTATCAGAATGTTGCTGCGGGGGCTACTATTTCTTGTCAGTCGCAGGTTCTCCAGTTGAGTACAGCACCACTGTTAATATATATTTCATGTGTTCCTTCTCAGCAGACTATTTATGCGAATGTTGCGAATGCTACGAATATTACTGATGCATTTATGCAGTATGCGGGGAACTTCTCTATTCAGTATGGTACGAAGAATAATCTCCTCGCAAACGCGACGCCGATCGATTTGTTCCAGATAACGAAGAAGAATGGATATATGCATCGTTATACGTATATGGATTGGAGTGGTGCAACAGGAGCGACTGGAACTGGTGGAAATAATGTTGCTTTGTCGGGTTCTATCTTCTGTATTAATCCGATTGAGGATCTTAATGGTAATGATTATATTCAGGGAGAAAATGCTAAGATCAATTTCCAAGTTCAGTCGAATTTCACATCCATCGCAAGTACAACGATGGCATGGGACTTTAATATTATTACTGTTAACGATGGTGCACTTATTCAGACTAATAATGTTGCTCAGGCAGTTGATATTACTATTGCGGATCGTAATACTCTTCCGAAGTCCCCTTATTCTTACAGACAACTAAAGATGATCGCAGGAGCGGAAGGCGGATCGAAAATTGGCGATTTCTTCAAGGGAGCATGGAATAAGATAAAGACAATTGCGTCTCCGGTTGTAAACTTTCTAAAGTCATCGAAGATATTGTCTACTGCAGCACCACTTCTTGGATTGATACCCGGGGTTAGTTCATTTGCTCCTGCAATCCAAAAGGGACTCCAGACTATCGGAGTAGGTGAGGGAGAAGGCGAAGGCGATGGTGAGGGATTTTTCGCAATTCCCGAAGGAGGAGAAGGACGTCGGAGAAAATCGGCAATGACAAAACGGATTCGCCAGAGCCGTTATTAAATAAATAATAAAGATAATAAATAAAGATATTCAAAAATATTTTATATACCCATTAATATATAATGAGTATATACGAACTTACAAGACAAAATGATACAACGTTGTATTGCAATACGATCAATGCAACGAATTATGATGTTCAAAATCTAATACTAAATGACCTAAATATTACATCGACGATCAATGCAACAAGTACATCTTCAGGAGCACTTATAGTTGCGGGGGGTATTGCAATTGGTAAAGATTTATTTATTGGCGGAACGACTAATATTGCAAATATTAGCATTACATCGACAGTAAACTCGACAAGTCCTTCGACCGGAGCACTTGTGATAGTTGGAGGAATGGGAATAGAGAAGGATCTCTACGTTGGAGGATCAATTAATTTTTCCGTTCTCGGTATATCATCAACAACAGAATCAACAAGTACATCGACTGGAGCATTTATTGTTGCAGGAGGTATTGGGATTGGTAAAAATTTATATGTTGGGGAGAACACTAACACTCCAAGTATGACTTTAAATACATATAATTTGGGATACAATCAAGCAACAGTGACAGGACTTTGGGCGGGTTGTATAACATCAGGAGCAGGATCATGCATTTTAACATTGAACGGAAGAAATCTTCAAGTAGTTTTAAATGGACCGGATTCTGCTGGATTATCGCCATCTACTTCTTGTGGAGGATTTTACAGAACAGCAGATTCATCGGGTTACAACCTTACATTTTCAGGACAGTTTCCATCGTGGGCACTACCTACAACTTATACTTCGACTTCTTGTGTAGTTCCTACAATCCAAACTGCATATGGTTCAATGTGGGGAATTTTGTATAGTACAGGTGTTTTTGTTATAACCACATTATCTTCAGTTTTATTTGATCCTTTATCTCCACCACCAGGTTATCTGATTCATATTTTACCCGCCACAATTTTAAATTTCCAACTATAATTTTTTTTCAATAATTATCTAATTGTAATATATAATTAGATGTCTGTTCATGAAATCGTAGGTCCAAATAATACAAGTTTACAATGTGTCTCCATGTCATTGAATGGTCCTGATGGAGAACTTGGAACATTAAATGTCAATGGAACGGCAAATTTTAGTGGTATAATTAATATGATGAATGCAGTTTCTCATACAAGTACAGTTAATTCAACAAGTCCATCAACAGGATCATTAGTTATCGATGGAGGAGCAGGAATAGAAAAAGATGTCTTCATTGGAGGAAATCTCACAGTTTTAAATACTATTTCTTGTTCAAATATTACGTATGAAAATCAAGAAGTAATAGAATCCACAGCGACATCCACTTCAGTTTCTTCGGGTTCTTTAGTTGTAAGTGGAGGAGCAGGAATTGCGAAAGATGTATTTATTGGTGGAATTGTTAGCTTGATTAACACAACGGATTCAACAAGTTCTTCTTCTGGTTCAGTTTTAGTATCAGGAGGAATGGGAATAATTAAAAATTTACAAGTTGGTGGAACTATTTATGGAAATATTAATGGAAGTATAACAACAACTAATTTAAATTTATCAGGAACAACAGACACAACAAGTACATCAACAGGAACATTGACAGTTGCAGGGGGTATTGGTATTGCAAAAAATTTATATGTTGGTGGGTTTACTTCTTTAAATACAATTAATATAAAATCAACATTTAATTCAACATCAACATCAACAGGATCAATAGTATTGTCAGGAGGAATAGGAATGGGGGGGAATATTTATAATAATGGTAATATTGTATCTGGTGGTCAAATTCAATGTATGTCGGAAGTAGTAAACGGAACAGCAACTTCAACAAGTTCAACAACTGGGGCAATAATAGTGGCGGGAGGATTGGGAGTTGGACAAAATGTTAATATAGGTAATAATTTAAATATTGGTGGTTCTATTAGTGATTCTACAACGTCATCACCTATTAATTTATCTGATGCTTCAAACGTCAATTTACCGGCTAACAGTACTTCTATATTGGGAGTTTTAGCGAATATTAATTGCGGACTTTCAAATACATCATTAGGAAATGGGAGTGCTATTTCGTCGATCGGAACTTGCAACGTAATGATCGGAAAAAACGCCGGATCTTTAATTGGAACATCATCGTCATATAATGTTGCAGTTGGTTGTGCAGCATATAGTGGAACATCAAACGGATCTTTTAATTCATGTGTTGGCTCCAACTCATTGGGGAGTGGAGGTGGAAATTACAATACGGTAATTGGATATACGGCAGGAATAACAACAACTGGATCTTCTAATTTATTAATCGGAAATGCAGCAGGATACAATTTTACAACTCAAAATAATCAGTTTATTATCGGAAATATTGAGCAGTCATCTGTTTCAAATGATTTGAACTGTTCGCTAATGAGTGGTTCTTTTTCTGGAGTCGCGGGAAATGCAAACCATACTTTAAATATCAATGCAATAACAACTATTACAAATACAACTAATTCTACGAATACATTGACAGGTGCATTATTGATAACTGGAGGTATTGGAGTGGGCGGCTATATCAATTCTTCAAATATTCAGTCGAATTCAACTACTTATAATGTTGGTTTGGGATCACCATTAACATATTCTACGGGAAATTATAATACTGTTATTGGAGGTGGTTGTGGGGGCGGTACTGGTTCATCAAATTCATTTTTGGGACAAGGGAGCGGTGGGAATGCATTTAGCGGGAGTTCTAATACGGGATTTGGTGTTAATACGCTTCATGCATTGACATCTGGGGCTAATAATTTAGCGTTAGGATGTAGTGCAGGGCAAAAATTGAGTTCAGGGTCATCAAATTTGTTTTTAGGGGATTATGCGGGATATCAACAATTGACAGCATCTAATTTATTTTTGGTAAGTAATCAAAATACTTATCAAACTTCAGGTGTGAATGAGATAGCATATTCACTAATGTCAGGAACGTTCGCAACTTCTCAAGGAACTACGACAGGTAATACTCTAAATATCAATGGACAAACTACAATTACCCCTGGAATAGCGTCGACGAGCGCAACAACAGGTTCATTAATCGTAAATGGGGGGTTGGGACTTCAAGGGTCTATATATATGACTGGAAGCGTCTATGGGGCTAATTGGAATGGTGGAGTGATTTCGCAAAATTTAGGTGGTGCGGGAACTGTTAATAATGGAATCCTAAAAGCAACTATTGCAGGCGTTGTTTCGACGGCGTCAGCAGGCACTGATTACGCGGGAATAGGCAGCAATAATGTTTTTACAACATGTCAAAGGTTAAATTCAGGATTTTCTAATAATTCAATTGGTACGTCTATAACTCCGTATTATCAGGGATCAATCGGTGAGAATATGTTTTTTTCAAGATGTATTATTTCGAGTGCATCACAAGCAACGATTTGTAGTATAACATTGACAAATACCACATATACATCCGCTTTTTATCTTATAATATATGTAAATGACGCTTCAACACCTGCATCAGCAATATATACGTCTTCGTTTATAATACCTACCTCTTCTACAACGATTTCGGCGACTGCAACTTCTACTCCGAGTTTAATTTCATCAATTGGGACACCACAGACTAACATTTCAACGTCGATTTCATCTCTAAAGTATTCATTATCGTCGTCTGTAGTGTCTTTATTGATTACAGATAATGTCTCGACAGCAATTAATTATGGCGTTTCTTATAGGTTAGCATGTTTCTAAATCTTTAATAAATATATATATGGGTAATTTTCTGAGTCGCATATTTAGAGGATTAAATTTATTAACACTCCATGAGACAATTAACGATATTGTCAAAAAACCGAGATTTTTAAATGAAATATTTAAAAATAATTATAAATATTTGTACCCTGTTATACTTTTTAAATGTTAATTTTGCCATTTTCTCTTTTCAAAGTCTTTAATCGTGTAATTTAGAAATAATCATGTAGTTCATATTTAATATTTTCATCCATATAATATCATAGTTTATAATATATTTAGTGCATAACAGAAAAAAAAGCATCCTTAAAGCCTTCTTGGTCAGTTTCATCAATAGTATTCATCATGTGTTCTTTGAGATAATAATTTATAAGATATTTAATAATATTTTGATTTTCTTTTAATAAAAAGTTAATCGGGATTAACTTTGTGCAGTTAATACACTGCTTAAATTCGAACGGACTGTCCTTCCTTGCGTCAAGTTCTATAATGCATTTATCTTTACAATCTTTACAATAATCGCAATCACAACGGCAGTTCCAATTTTCACCGTGTGGAATTTCTTTTTTACAACCATCACAAAAAATATTTGACATCTTATATATATTTAATACAGATAATTATATATTAGTAATTTATATGGAAGAGTTTATATATAATTTCGGAGTTGATAAATACACTCTTGAAATAATAATGAACTACAAAAAAGATATGGAATATAATGACGAAATAAATAAGCATATTGACAATAATGAAAAAATATTAATAAAACTTTTAGATAGTAGTTTTAAAGTCCAACACCAAGAACCAAAAAATAGATATTCTGAAGAGTGGAAAGTATGGTTGAATACGTGGACTGCCCTAACTAAGTTAGCGGAGGGTTTTGCATATATGGTTCAAGAATTACCAAAAAAATTAAAATAATTATATATAGCATTAAGAAGGTTATATATAGCATTAAGAAGGTTGTATATAGTTTAAATCAAAACTATATATAACACATAAAACGCGCGTTTTATGTGTTATATATAGGATTAATAAGGTTATATATAAGAGAAAAAGGATATATATAGGTTTAATTAAAAAAATACCTATTATTATTATTATTATATATAGGATTATGGAAAATCTTTTCACGTTCCATATAAATATATATCCTATATTTATTTTATTAATCATATATATAGTAATGTCGAAATGTAATTTTTTTTTTCCATGGACAGGAAGAAAAAAACGGTACGAAAATGAGATCGTTTTTAAGAACATCAATTTAAAGAACATCACCAAAATTGTTGAACCATTTGGCGGGTCAATGTCATTCTCTCAATACTTATACATGTATAAGGATCGAAAAGATTTAAAATATGTATATAATGATACAGACACCAATATTTACAACTTTTTTAAGTTAATCCACGAAGAAGGACTTGAAAAGTTAGAGGAACTGTGCAATGTGTCAAATAAGTTTAAAGCAACACAAAAAAACAAAAAAGATATAGGAAACGAAATACCAATCCAACAATTTTTTATAAATAAAGCACATGGCATTGACAGTAAGTTTATGAAAAATGACATCAAGAAACCAGTCAATTATGAAGAACATGTCAAATTTATTGAAAGTTTACATAGAATAACCAACAAAGACTACAAAGAAATATTTGATAAGTACAAATACTGCGAAGATGTACTTATCTATTTAGATCCACCATACTTTAGTTCATTTAACGGAGAATACATGAGTCAAAAGAACGAAGCGTCAGACCTCACCAAAATACTGGTTGATATTGTCGAAATGTTCGAAAATGCAAAATGTCATCTTGTATATGTTCATAATAAAAATGCTTTAATGGATCATATTTTCAAAAACTCAGATTGCGAAACTAAAGAATACGAGAAAATTTACCAATATACTAGAAAGAAAGTTGTACATTCAATTAGAATTAAGTAAATAATATTAATTTTTTCTACTCATCATATGCAATGATGAGTAGATTAGAACCGTATAATAAAAAAATGGTATTCCTAATCATTCTATACTAACCAGAGATAATTATATTTTTATTTTTCTATTATTATAAAGACCCTTTTTTATCATTTCTTTTACTTTTGATGTTTCAAAATCATTTAAGGGTAATTTCTTTTGTTCTCTCTCCATGTTGCAACGAAGACAAACTACTTGGCAATTTTGCTTAATATGTGGCAGTTCTGTTATAATTCTATCAACCGAGAACTGTTGACCATCGCGAAATGTGTATCCAGTTGTCTTTAGTTCTTTTTTGCATCGTTGACAACGACAATTATTTTTTATGAGTTCTTCTTTAACCCAATCTTTGTCAATGTAGTTTTCTTCTTTGTACTCTCTGTTCTTTTGGTTATCTCTTCCCTTGTATCGTGAAATCTTCTGGGAAATGATAGTATCGATATTCTTCTTATAATAAGTATCGTTTTTTTCCATTATATATTAATCCTATATAATATTTATAGGTTAAATGAAAAAAAAATAAAGTGAGGAAAAAGTGTCAATTACATACCCAGTTCATTATTTTGATGCCATTTGGTAATATAACCTTGTAATAATTAATATTTTTTGAACCATTCGGGGGTTTTGATATTATGACCTTCATATACTTATGCCCCATAATTGAATAAACCGGAAGAATTGAAATATTATTATTTTCTAACCAATTAGACGCAGTTTCTCCTGACCAATTATTTTTATTAAAAGAAATTGAATAAATTCCGCGTTTTACATTCATATATATAAATGTAAACGTTTATATTTTTTTTAATTCTGATACTACCATTCCTTCAACAAGGTGTAAAGCATAAGTCATCATATCTTCAACAACTAACTTTAAATTTCCATTATTATTTTTGTATAACGTAAAAAATTCGCTTATTAATTCACTTCTAATTGTTCTCAGTAAAGTTTGCGTTTCTGTTGTGTTATATTGCTTGGCAAGAAATGACTCACACTTCTTTAAAACGACATCACAATCAGTGAAGAACATTTCAATACTTTTACAATTTTCGCATTTTTCGCATTTTTGAATACATTGACCCATTATATACACTCATCACAGATATTTTAATATAAAATATTATCACATATTATCACATATAAATATATATAGATTTATGCAAACCGAAAGTACTAAAAAAATTTACCAGTATTATGTCAATAGATTCTACGACAAAAAAAAAGTATTAACACCAAATAAATTTTTTAGAGAAATATCGGACTTAAATAATAAGAAAGGAGAGGAAATGACGATTTCAACTATAAAGTTGATCATTTCATCTATTATATGGCAATTAAGGAAAGAGAAAGCAAGTGAAAAAATCATCCAACATTATTCAAAGTTAATTAAAGAACTAAAGAGTGAGGCAAAGTATCAAGAACAAGACCATAACAAATACGAGGGATTTATTCCGGATTGGAAAGATATTATAAAGATTAGAGACCAAACGGAAGATCCCCTTGACCATCTCATTTTATCGCTTTATACTTACATACCCCCACGACGTCTCAAGGACTTCTTGATGATGAAAATAACAAATAATGTTGGAAGTAAAGAAAATCGCGGATTTAATTATTATGATATGCAAGAAAAGACATTTACATTCAATGTATACAAGACCCAAAAAGCATTTAAGGGACAAACGTTCGATGTTCCTGATGAGTTATGTAATATTATTGATGATTATATCAAGTTGAAGAAATTAAAGAGTGGTTCATTACTTCTTGGACTAAAAAATTATTTCCAGTTAGGTTATAGACTTAGAAAATTATTAAAATGTTCGTGTGATAATATTCGCCACTCTTTTGTTAATCATGAGTATACCAACGTTAAAAATATGCCAGAAAGTAGCAGAATGGAAGAAGTCGCAAGAGAGATGGGTCATAGTCTCGAAACTCATCTTCGATACAGAAAGAATACTTAAATTATTTTTATTTTTTTTTTAATATATATAGTTTACTATATATATGGTTGAACGAAAAACGAAAAAGAACTCGGAGATTGCTGAAAAAATCATCAAGACCGTCAACAAAGAAGAGAAAGGCGGAGAATGTAAGATATGCAAGAAAGAGTACAAAAACTTAGAACAACATTACAAAACTGAATTCCACAAAAGAAGAATGATAACAACAAAAACTAAAAAAATAAACTTTAAAAGTACTAATAAGTACCAAGCGGGATTATGTCCTGTATGTAATATTGTTGTATCTAACTTATCAGACCATAAAAAGAACAAGCATACCAACGTGGAAAAAAAAATCCCTGAAGGGGAGAAAAACGAAAACCAGTCTTCGGAAATCACCCCCACCAAAAACGGTGATCCCATCACAGATAATGGTGACATTAATTTTTGTACAGCATGTGTTGAAGACCCAGCAAAAGACAAGATACTCGAATTTATTAAAAACGCTATAGAAGAACAACTAAAAAAAAATCCTGATGGATGGAAAGCTGGTATTATTTAAAAACGATAGAGCTGAGTTTTTAGATATTTTAGATAATCTAAGAGAAAAAGATCTTAAAAAATTAGGTGTGGAATATGACATTTAAAAATACGCAATATATTGAATTGCGAAATTCATATCCTTTTTATCCATATTTCTAATTTCAAATTGTGCGCAATTTCCATTGTACACATTATTTTCATCGAATGGAATTGCGTGGAAATTATACTTAATATGAGACTTTGATAAAATATTAATAGTCATATATTGGATTGGTTCGGTGTTCTTGGTTGAAATAGTAAAAATATAACCAATATTTCCCTCAATCATCTGATCTTCGATCAATCCTATTTCATGACTCGCAGAAATATCGGGAGTATCGATTGCTTCGTCAGGGTATAATATGATCGCTTTAGAAACTTGCGACATTGTTGAAGAAATTGACGGTGTTGATGTTGTAGAAGGGACAGGCGTTGATGTTGTAGAAGCTATAATAGGAACTTGAACTGTTGGAGCATCCATCGATGGAGTTGGAACAATAACAGGAACTTGAACTGGTATTTGTTCTGTTGGTGTGATTATTGCAGATGGAGCAGATTGAGGAACTGAAACAATTGGTTCAGTTGTTGGTTGAACATCGGGTTTTAAAATGTGTATATGTCCTTTGGCATTCTGAATTGCCAATGCGACATGATGAGACACTGGTGTGGTGGGTAAAACTTTTACACCTTGTATGGTTGTCATTATATATTATACACAAGATTAAATTATCTTGGTAATATATAAATGTCAGCCACTAAAACTCGCATCGATGAAACTGTCAAGACACAGCAAGATGAAGTTAAAAAGCCAATTACTTTTTCAGAAGTATCTCCCGACTTTGATATTTCAAAAATAGTAGCGAAGGTTCAAAAAATTTTGTCGGGATTAGACAACTCTATCATAGACATGGAAAAAATTAAACTATGCGATCTCCTTATCAGAAATACAGATGAATATTTACTCATACACAAGTATAGGAATGATATAGAAAAGGAAAACGAAAAACGAACTGGAAAAATTTATAAGAATGTTATTAAGAAGAATATATTTAAGTTTTAAATAGGATATCCTATGTATTGAATAGGATTTAATATAGGTTGATTAGGAAATTTATATTTAATTTCCTAATTGAATTATTTTGTTATAGTAATATATAATACTATGCCGATCGAATATGCAAGTGGACTATTGGCAGGTCGCAAACGCCGAGTTGTAAAACGCCGAGTTGTTCGCCGTGCACGTGGCGATGGAGAAGGCGATGGAGAAGGCGAAGGAATTCGCCAGAGTCGAGTTGTAAAACGTCGAGTTGTAAAACGTCGAGTTGTAAAACGTCGAGTTGCAAAACCTCGAGTCGTAAAACGTCGAGTTGTAAAACGTCGAGTTGTAAAACGTCGAGTTGCAAAACCTCGAGTCGTAAAACGTCGAGTTGTAAAACGTCGGGTTGTTCGCCGTGCACGTGGTGATGGTGATGGTGAAGGAGAAGGCGACGGCATGTATGCCGGTAGAGTCCGCAGAGTTTATCGTCGCAGAACAGGAGGTGAAGGAGATGGTGAAGGAGAAGGCGACGGCATGTATGCCGGTAGAGTCCGCAGAGTTTATCGTCGCAGAACAGGAGGTGAAGGAGATGGCGAAGGAGATGGCGAAGGAAGACGCAAACGTCCCCTTACCGCTTATAATAAATTTGTTAAGAAATACAGGTTAGCCGGTTATACCATGCAACAGGTCGGTCAGATGTGGAGAAGTGGTCAGGCTTAAAATATAAATCTTAGAAATGGGAAATTAATTATACAATAATTTTAAAAACTTTTCATTTATACTCTCATAGAATTGATGTCGTGTCGTTTGTTCATGACTCCAGTTTCCTTTTCTTGTTCGATATCCACCACATCCACACTTGAATGTATATTTTTTTCCATGTTCATTTGTAAATTTTTTTATCTCCTTAAAAGTCATCGGAGTTTCTACGACTTTTAATCCTTTATCATTAACACGATATTTTTTATTATGTCCTTCTTCTCTCTTATGTTCTTTAACTTGTTGTATATGTTCGACAAATTTTTCTTCCATTTCTTGCAAGTTGTCCATATGTGGATACTTTAACTCATGACGCAACTCTTCTTGTGTCATATCTAATACATTTTTATTTTGTTCTGTTGTCTTATTTTCCTTGATTCTCTTTAACAAAGACATATATATATAAATCTTATATAAATCTTATATATTTTTTATGTACTAAATATATATGGCTCTGAACTTTAGTCATGGTAAAACGCTAACATATGACAAAGTAAATGACATTGAAATTTATTACGATGATGATGACAAAGGACAACAATGGTATGAAGATAAAAAAGGACACTTCGAAATATTACCTGACATTACAAGAGAACGTGAAGTTATTATTTTGACAGGTTCATCTGGAGCGGGTAAAAGTGGTATAATTGCAAGATATGCAATAAATTATCGTTTAATTTATCCAAAGAATGAAATATATATGTTCTCTCAATTTCCTGCGGGATATGATCCTGCCTTTACAAATACATACAGTCCAAAAACGGGAAAATATACTGGAGCTGATATAAGAAAATTTTTAAATCTTCGATTTGTCAAGTTAGACCATTCATTCATGAATAAAAAAATTGATGTTATTCGGGACTTCGAAAATTGTCTTTTATTATTCGATGATTATGATGAAATTGATGACGATGTGGACGAAGAGAACGATGATGACTTTAGTGATTACGATGATGAGGGTAATAAAATAAAGAAGACTAAGAAGAAAGGAAAAAAATCGAAGGATGGAATAGTAAAAAAAATTTATAGAGTTATTAGACAAGTTTTGAAGTTAGGAAGAAAGAACAATGTATCTTGTATTGTTTCCAATCATGTTCTATATGGTGAAGAAGGACAGAGTCAACTCTACAGAGTTGAAATGAATGAATGCCACAAGTTAATATTTTTCAAAGATGACAACGAGTTTCAGGTTAGAAGAGCATTAAATACACGATTCGGATTGGAACAAAAGACAATAGACAATATTTTCAGTAAGTTAAATCACACACGATGGATATGCATTAATAAAGCTAAACCGAAATATGTACTCACTGAGACAACAATCGAACTTCTTTAAAACTTATATTATTTTAAAACTTATATTATTTTAAAACTTATATTATTTTTCTCATAATAATATATATGTCAATAATCGAACTTAAAAAAAATTATCCTACTGACATTCAACGACAGGTTAACTTATTAAGCATCGACAAAGACCATCCAGAAAATACAAAGTTAATCGGCTCGTGTAGTTATAGAGGTGCTCTCAATGCATCCGACTATGACTTATTCGAAAAAGTTGAAGAAAGAGGAAAGAACAAAGTCGTCGAGTTTTTTTTTAGTAAAATTCGCCAAATCGTAGCATACTTAGCAAAAAGGAAGGATCAATACTTCTTTGAACTTAAATGTGGTCTCGATCCATTTGTAAAAGAAATTAATATTGGTTCTTTGTCAAATGGTGAATATTTGCCATCTGATACACTTTTAAAGAATTCTAAAAAGTTATACAGAATGGGAAGAATGGAAAGTAAAGATTTAAAAAAAATTATTTGGTGTATTAGTTCAACTGATGATGATCCACAAATGAGATTTGAGACAGTCCAAGAGATATACCGAAATATTAAAGTATTACGGTGGAACAAAAAAGAAGTAAAGCAAGGTTATAAAATATTAATAGACGGTAAATATAATAAATATGAGTATGATTTGAGAGAAGCAATCATGGACAAGACTGAATGCAATATTGAGGAGATATTTATTACGGCAAAAAATGAGTTTTATTGCAGTTCGAACTTCTACATGATTATTTATGTTGATAAAGATGGAAGCGAACATGGTGTAAATTGTGATGATGATATACTCCATAATTATTCTGTTGTGTTCAAAGAGAACCTGAAAAGAGGAATGTATAAAGCTCTTTATTCTCATATAAGTAAATACAACAATCCATTGAAATTTTTTAAGCGTTTATATTCTTATGCTGTCTTTACTAAAAATGAACAAATGGCAGAAGTAGCAAGAACAGTTGTCAATGGACAAATGGGCATGTTGTACATGTTAGCGGAAAAACTCAACACTCTATGCAAGATAATGAAAAACCCCGAAAAAAAATATATTCCTACCGTTATATTCAGACATCAAATGGATGACGTTCAATGGACGATACAAGGCACAACAATGCTTCCCATCAATGTCTACAATGAAGTACTGAGGGACTTGTTCGGATTATTGAAGTTAAGCAATGAAAAACTACAACGAAATATAAAGAATGGAAAAATAACTAAGATTTTCGAAAAAAATATAAAAAATATCAAAGATTTCGTCAGAGTAAAAGTGATGGAACAAATACAATCATTAGGATATTTTCCCCTTCCTTCTTATCTTATGCCAATAACACCACCTTTTTAAAAAAGTATAAAATAATTTATCTCGTTATTTTATACATGATGCAATTTCCGGACTATTCCGATCAGTTTATCCAAAAGCAAAGTCACATGGCGACCACTGATGATGACTTAAAAAATGAACTTCACGGACATACAAATATTATCCAGTATCATCAATTAAAGAAAGTCAAGAACATCGATGATATTCTGATAAATAATTGTTGTATTTTCTTAATTGAGAACACAATGCATACAAATCCACCAGTTGGACATTGGACTTGTATTATGAAGAGAAAAGAGAAAGACGGAACGTACACCTTGTCTTATTTTGATTCTTATGGCAGGAAACCAGATTATAAAGGATATAAGCAGAAGAATAATGGACAAATTACAAGACTGATGATGAAGAGTCCATACAACTTGGAGTATAATCCATTAGATGTTCAAAGTGCTGGTTATGCAACATGTGGTAGACAATGCATAGTTCGTTTGATATTCAAAGATAAACCATTGTCACAATACATTAAATTTATGAAATTTTTTAAGCATAGAGGAAAAGGAACCGGAAACGATGAATTGGTGACATATATTACTGGTAATATAGTTAAGTAAAAAAAATATATTGTTATCTAATTATATAAATGAAGAAAACCACAATGATTTTCGAAAATAGAGAAATTGACCACAGTCCAGATCATATTTATTATGATGTTCTCATTCCTTACACAAGTGAATACAGATTGGCAACATTCTCAACCACATTCACGCAACCTATAGTGGATAATGCATTCAATTATAAGTTATGTGTCGATCGTATTTATGCACCTACTACATCTATACCAATATTTACATTTTTACCGAATTCTTATATAGTTGAACTTGGATACAATGGAGTATATTCAGGTGTTGTGAACGTTCCATATTACAGTACTCCGAACGTACCAACGTCTTCTCCTTATTATTACAACATTTATGACTATGACTTTTTCTTGTTGATGGTTAATAATGCATTGTCAACCGCTTTTACATCGTTAGCATCAAAGGTCACACTTCCAACAGGTTCACTTGCTCCAGTAATCATGATCGATAATTCTACGTATTATTTACAATTGAAAGTCACAGAAGCGGGATACGATAACACCACACAATCAGCAACAGTTATTCAAATATTCATGAATATTCAGATGTTTACATTCTTTAAAGGACTACCAATGTTCTTTTATTCAAATCCGACCGTAGCAAATCATAATTGTCTGTTAAATGTATTTCAAACCGGCAATAACTTACTAACAATCAACTCAGTTTCTTACATTATAATGACATCTAAGATTGGAATCGAAAGTTTACAAGAGTGGAACTCAGCAAGAGGCATTGTGTTAGGTTCTACCAAAATCCCTATATCTACTCCAGAGTATCTTCCTTCCATAGGAACATCAACAAGTCAAGTCTCACAATTAACAGGTCAAAAAATATTGAGTAATTTCGACTTCATCCAAGGATCTTCAACATCAAGTACTAAAGTCCAGTACCTTCTACAATCTCCATATAAAAAAATAGACCTCGATAATGGTCAGCCTTTTAATCAATTTGATATTCAACTTTATTGGTACGATTCTTTTAACAATCTCACACCATTATTTCTTTACTATAATGAAGCCATTTCCATTCGCTTCGTTTTAATAAAAAAGAATAATTGCATAGATTAACAAAAAATTACACGATTAAAAACTTTTTTTTGATTATTATAATGCTTTAGCATTATAATCGGATAAGCGCGCCCTCAGGTGGAAAATACTATCGAGAGAAATGAGATTTTTTTCCTTACTGTCTTTACTGTCTTTTACTGTCCGGAGTTTGAGGGGAATTAATAAGAATTTTTATGTTTTTTTCTTCATTCTCTCTACTCTAGACAGTAAAGACAGTAAAGACAGTAAAAAATAGATAAAATATAAAACTTGAAGGGTAAAAAATTTTTACCCCAACCCAAAAAGAAAATAAACGTTTTTTTCCTGCCCTTACTGTCTTTACTGTCCGAATTAATACTCTTCATTACTTTTCTTAATTGTCCTTACTGTCTTTACTGTCCGAATTAATACTCTTCTTAATTGTCCTTACTGTTCCGGACTCTCGTTCTCTCATGAGTTTTTACTGTCCGAATTAATACTCTTCTTAATTGTCCTT